TAAGGCTTGAGCAAATGACATGGGATGAGCTTATTAAGGCTCGTAATTATTGGCAAAATATAGTGAATCAGGAAAAATCCGCTGAAGCTGTCCGCAATGGCAAAAGCCCTAAAAGTCTTATTAAAATAGGATTTAGGTGATGGAGTTATTTAAGTCTAAAAAAACCAAAGAACTTGAGGTCAAGGCGCGGGAGCTCGAAACGCAGGTTACTGTTTTTAGCGAAAAAACAAGAGAGCTTGAAACAAGGCTTACTCGTTCGCGTTCTTATCAAGCCGCATCTTATAACCGTTTATTCCAAGACTGGATAGTATCTACCCGCTCCGCCGATGCTGAATTATTTAGCTCGATTAAAACCATCCGTAACCGCGCCCGTGACTTAGCGATGAATACAAGTTATATCCGCCGTTATCTCGACCTATGCCTAATAAATATACTCGGCCCTGATGGTTTGTACCCCGTTCCTGAAATCAAGGATACAAATGGCAATATCGATACCCTCGCGAATGCAGTGGTACAACAGGGCTATGACGAATGGGCTAAGTCCGTGACCGCAGATGGCAAGATGACAGCAGCAGACTATCAGCGTCTTATAGTAGAATCGACTGCCCGCGACGGCGAGGTTTTTGTTCGCATGATATATGGCTCAAATGCTGGCAATAAGTTTAATTTTGCACTTCAAATAATCGAGGCCGACCTTGTACCTGAGACGCTTAACGCAGTACTCTCTAACGGCAATCAGATACGCATGGGTATTGAGATAAATAAATATGGAAGAGTTGTAGCTATCTATGTAGGACAAGGGCATCCCGGCGATTATCAGGGATATAATTTATCGGCAAATTACGACCGCATCCCAGCGGAAGAGATTATACACTACGGGCTACCAAATAGGGCACATCAGACTCGTTATGTATCATGGATGGCTCCGGTCATGACGACTATTAAAATGCTTGACGGCTTTGTCGAGGCGTATATGGTAGCCTGCCGCGCGGGAGCTTCGAAAATGGGTTTTCTTGTTCCACAACCTGACAGCAACGGGGATTATATCACTGAAAATGATGAGAATGGCGCACCACTCCAAAACCTTGAGGCAGGCATAATTGAGCAGTTGCCGAACGGCATGGACTTCAAATTCGCTGACCCGACTTTCCCATCGGCTAATTACCCTGAAAATGTTAAGTCATTCAGGCGTGATATAGCGGTAGGACTAAGCGTTAATTACAATAGTTTATTTAGTGATGTCGAAAGCGCGAACTACAGCTCTATCCGTTCAGGCACTATTGAGGATAGGGATAGATGGAGAGTTGATCAGAGTCGATTTATAAAACATGAAGAGCGAATTACAAGCGAATGGCTGAAAATGGCGATATTATCTAACGCCTTGAATATTAGTTTGCCGATGAACAAATTTACAAAATTTAACGCCCGTGGTTGGGCGTGTCGTGGATGGGATTGGGTTGACCCACTAAAAGATAGCAAGGCTACTGTATCAGCTCTTGAAAATGGTTTATTGTCCCTCAAAGATTACTATAATGAGAAAGGCAAGGACTATATCAAAGAGCTCGAGCAGCTGGCCTATGAAAAAGAACTTTTGGCGGGTAAAAAATTAAATTTTGCTTATATTTCTAACCAAAACCCTGGACAGGTCGCGGCGGGAAATGCGGTTGTTACAACAAATAACGGAGGGACAAATGCAGGAAATTAAAAGAACTCGCGCTTTATCGATACCGGCGGGTTCGGTCGACACGGAAAACATGACAGTCGAGCTAACCTTCAGCTCTGAAGAGCCTGTGATGATGTATGACTATGAGATGGGGGGTTCGTATTTTGAAATACTAAGCCATGAACCATCAGCGGTCAAACTCGACAGACTAAAGAACGGTGGGCCAGTACTCGACAATCATGATGCTGATGAGTTCATCGGCGGTGTGGTTGACTGTTATATCCGAGATGACCGTAAGTGCGCTGCTAAAGTCAAATTTAGCCGCAGCGAAGAAGGCATGTCAGTTTATAATGATATTATAGATGGCATCCGCCCGAATATGTCAGTCGGATATAGGGTTTTTGCGATGGAGAAAACTGGCATGATGGGCGATACCCCTGTTTATACTGTCACGGATTGGGAGCCGTTTGAAATATCTAGCGTTCCTATTCCGGCGGATATAAAAGTGGGGGTAGGTCGGTCGGCAAATTTTGCGAATGTGAATGAAAACAAGGATGAAAAAAGAGAAATTAAAATTGAAATCAAATCGGAGAACACAACGAAAATGACAGTCAAAGAAATGCAAGAGATAAATGCTCTTGGTAAACAGTTCGGTGAGCGAGAGATGGCGGATGAATTTATCGGCAAAATCAATGCTGATAATCCCGGCGAAACACTTAATCAGTTCCGCGATGCAGTAATGCAGAAGCTCGCTGCAAGGCAGACTACTGTAACTGTACCAGCGCCTGAAATCGGTATGAGCAAAAAAGAAGTCGGACAGTTTAGTTTGACCCGCGCTATTGCTATGGCCTCTGGACTTATGAAATGGGATGGCATAGAAAAGGAAGCTGTTGAGGCTGCTGCCAAACAGTATGGCCGCTCAAACGGTGAAAGAGGCTTCACTATTCCTCACGATATAATGACAAGGGCTCAGGTCGTATCTCCTGCAACCGCAGGCGGATTCATGGTGCCAACGACAATCGATCCTACTATTATAGACTACCTCTATAATAATGCAGCCGTGCTGCAGATGGGCGTTTCTCGTCTATCAGGACTGACCGGCAATGTTGCCGTCAATCGTGTAACCGGTACAACTACAGCTCAGTGGCTCGGCGAGACCGAAGCAATAACAGATAGTAGCATATCGCTGGGCCAGATACTACTCACTCCTCGTAGACTTGGCGCGCAGGCAAAAATCGGTAAACAACTGATTATGCAGGCTAATCAATCAATCGAGAATCTCGTGAGAATGGATATTGGCCGTCAGCTCGGTTTGGCTATCGACAGGGCTATGATACTCGGCACAGGTGGCTCGCAACCTCTCGGCATCCTGAATACAACCGGTATCGGCTCAGTAACTTATGGTGCAGCTCCTACATGGGCCAAGATTGTCGAGAATGAAACAACGCTCGGCTCGGCTAATATAGTGCCTGATGGTTCTACTGGCTGGATTATAGACTCTGCGGTTCGTGGTAAATGGAAGACAACTCCGAAGGTCGCTAACTACCCTGAGTACCTGATGGGTTCTGACGGCATGGCCAATGGTTATAAAGTTGCTGTATCTGAACAGTTCGCTACAGCTAACGCCGTGTCTAACAGGTCGCTGTTTGGCCGCTGGTCTGATGCGATATTCGCCGAATGGGCTGGTATAGATGTAGTGGTTGATACCGTAACACTAGCCGGTTCTAACCAGATAGTCGTAACATATAACCAGTACGGTGATGTCGGTATCCGTAACGCACCTGCTTTCGTATTCTCAACCGATTCTGCGGCTCAGTAATAATTAATATAAGGAGATGATAATGGAACCACTTAAAATAACTAAAGATACTTTTATCAGCGGGGCACCCGTCGCCGCTGGTACTATTGTTGAGACAGATGAAAATACTGCAAGACTCTTGAAGGGTTACAATAAGGCTGTCACCGCTACCCCAGAAGATATTGCAGCTGCTGAAAAAGCGAATAAAAAGAATAAGCAAGTAGTTGGTAAGGAGGTAGTATAAGATGAGCGCATATGATATAAAAAATGAACTGACTACAACCACACTACTCCCAGCCGCTGATGTAACAGCAACAGGCAACGGCACGGGTGTTGATATATCCGGTTTCGTCGGCACTCCTGAAATCATCTTTGATAGCGGACTTGGCACAGGCACAACCCCAACGCTCGATGTCAAGCTTCAGGACAGTGCGGACAATAGCACATTTGCCGATATAACAGGGAAGGTATTCACACAGGTCACGGGTGCCGCCGGCAACGGACAGCAGACAATGAGCTTTGATACACGCTCTACAAGGCGCTATATCAGACTTGTTAAAACCGTCGCAGGTACGACTCCATCATTCCCATGTTCTGCCGCTCTTGTTGGTAGGAAGAATAGGATATAATGACTATCCGAGACGCTGTCGC